TCACATAAGAATATGAGAAAAAACAACAAGGGATAGACAGAATAAAAGTTTATCCCTTTTAATTTTTTACGAAAGGATAAATACAATGACATACATAGAATTAATAAATGCTTTCGAGAAGTGGCTCGAAACTAATCATTTACCAAGCACTGCTCAATTGTTGTGGTATAAGTTAATATCATTGTTCAACAAAGCTATGTGGAGTGAATGGATTACAGTAGATAACTACAGATTGATGGCACTCTTAGATGTAAAACGTGAGGCAACTTTTATATCATACAGAGATAAATTAATAGAAGCGGGACTTTTTGAATATAAAAAAGGGAAAAAAGGAAGTCCAAATCGATACAAAATTTGTACTGTCAATTTTGAAAGTACAAAGAGTAGTATAAAGAGTAGTATAAGTGGTAGCGAAAAGCGGAGTAGAAATAGTAGTAGATACCGCAGACATAATAGATAAAGACAAAGACATTTTTATTATTTTATTTAATAAATATAAAAAACAAATTGAAAGAGGGTTTGGAATTGTTGAAACGATACTAGCTTGTCAAAGCGAAGATGACTTTCAGAAGTTAGAAAGAAAATCTCAAGACAAACTTATAAATGAATTAATGAAAATATTTTAAAGATTATGAACATATATCAAAAACGTAATAGGAGAGAAAAATGTTAAAAATTGTAGACATAAAGCACAGAAAAGAACCAATAAAACATACAAAGATGCAACATCTGGAAGAGAAGAATAATCTTGTAAAAAGAAAAGCAGACAAGTTGTATGATTATTATATTTGCGATTATTGTGGTTCTGAAATAAGACTAGATATAAAACAAACAGAAAGAAGTGGAGGAATAGCAATATTACCAAATTCGCTTACTAAGTGCGGAGATTTAAAAGTTGCATTATGCAATAAGTGTGTTAAAGATGTTTTAGAACAATTAGAAAAATAAAAATATAAAGGAGCTAAAACAAATTATTAAATTTGATTGCAAGTTTTACAATTGTAGCAAGTGTAAAATACTAAAAAGATTATATTGTAGAAATGAAAAATGTACGTTTTATGCTAAAGAGATTAAGAAAATTAAGAGTAGAGAATGTAAAGTTAAACATCAAGACATTAAAACAAAAGATAATTTTAAATATATAAATTATGGGTGTTTAGAATTTTCAAATGAAGAGATTGAATTATTAAAATCAGGTAAATTAAAAATTTTTTGAGAAAGGTAGAAAATACAATGAGTGATTTAACAAACGAAGAATTAATAGCAACAAGAAGATTACACGGATTAAATGATGGATTATTTGAAGAGGAGAAAAATCAAGAAAAGATGAATATAGAAAATGATGAAATTGAATATGAAAAAATGATAATAGACATACCCAAAAAGACAAGAGCAGTTTTGGTAGTATCTATAGCAGAAGTAGGCTGTCAACTTGTGATGAATACACATACATATGATACAGAAGATGTTAAAGAACGTAAGATAGAAGGAGAAGGAAAATGTATGTAGATATATATAACACAGACAAAAAATACAACATAATATATGCAGACCCGCCTTGGACTTTCAAGACATATTCTGCAAAAGGTCAAAATAAGAAGACAGGAAGTATGCTAGCACACTATAATACAATGAGTTTAGAGGAACTAAAAAATTAGGAGAAACAATAAAAAAGATATCAGCAGACGAGAGCATACTATTTATGTGGGTAACATTTCCGACAATAGAGCAGGCATTTGAGGTAATAAAGGCATGGGGATTCACTTATAAGACATGTGCATTTTGCTGGGTAAAACAAAACGTGAAAAGTGATGGATTGTATAGCGGAATGGGACATTGGACAAATTCAAATGCTGAAATATGTTTACTTGCAACAAAGAAAAAATTTCCAAAGAGGCAAGCAAGAAATGTAAAACAAATAATATTAGCACACAGAGCAGAACACAGTAAAAAGCCGGATGAGACAAGAGACAGAATAGTAAATTTGGTCGGAGATTTACCACGAATAGAATTATTTGCAAGACAAACTGTAGAAGGCTGGGATTGTTGGGGAAATGAAGTAGGAGGAGAAGATGAATAGAGAGATAAAGTTTAGAGGAAAAATGATACCAGAAAATGAATGGATTTTTGGAACAATATTAAGAATACCAGCTCCACCTGTATGTTTTGGAAAAAGTGAGTCAGATAAATATTATATACAATTTCCAGACCCAAGATATATGCCAGACTGGAATATGCCATATAAAATGGTACAAGGAGAAGTGAATCCAGATACAATAGGACAATTTACTCGGATTACACGATAAAAACGGAAAAGAAATATATGAGGGAGATATATTAAAATCTATACAATGGAATAATATTTATTTAGTCAAATATACAGGAACTGCTTTTTATTTATATAGAAAAGGAAATAACGGATTTAATAAAATAACAACTTGGAATAATGCAGAAAAGTCAGAAATAATTGGTAATATATACGATAATCCAGAGTTATTAGGAGGAGAATAGATATGTTAAAAAAAGATATAGAGCTTGGTAGTACATTGTATTGGAATACAACTGGAGCATACAATTCAAAAATATCACTCAAATGTGAAGTGATGGACGTAGGGAAAATATGGATATGGGTACATGTGTATGGATGCTTAGCATATAACAATTTATTGATAAATGATTTAAGTGTAAAACCACTATACAAAGTAACTAACAACAATTCAACAATTTAAAGTAAAGGAGCCAAAAGATATGAATAAAACAATAGAATTTATTGGAGAAGTAATATGTATTATAGCAATACTTATATCTTTAACAATAATAATAATAGTTAAAGATGAAAGAAAAACAAAAATAAAGGTATTAGAACAAAGCTTAAATGAGCAAATAGAAGAAAAGCAAGTATATATTAATATGCTTGAAGAGGAGAGGAGTAAATAAGATATGAAAGTAATGATAAGTCAACCAATGAATGGTAAGAAAGAAAGTCAAATAAGATTAGAAAGACAAAAAGTAATAAAAATATTAGAGGATTTAGGATGGCAAGTTATAGATACAATATTTACAGATGAAGCACCCAAAAGTTGCAATCCAGCAATATACTATTTATCAAGATCAATAAAAGAAATATCAAAAGTAGATGCTGTAATGTTTATGAATGGATGGGAAAAAGCTAGAGGGTGTAGAATAGAACATGATATTTGCTTATACTATGAAATACTAACAATGTATGAATATGAATTATAAAATTTTGAGAGGAGTGATACATAATGAAAGGAAAAATAAATAAAAGAACAACTAAAGATAGTATTGAATATTTGGAACTACAGTTTATTGTTAATGATAGAATACATGATTATATTTCAAAGTATCATAAATACCCTAAATACATCAAATTACCTTTATGGATATTTGACTGTTTAAAACAAACAATGTGTGAAGTAGACTTAAAAATAGATTATAAAACAGAAGAATTTACATTTTTTGATTTAAAAGTTTGTGAAACAGTTAGTATAGAAAAACCAGAAGAAATCGAGGTGTTTTAAGTGAAAGAAAATAGTAGAGAAGATAGAATAAATAATGCTTATTGTTTTTTAAATTCGATGCATTCAGACTTTAGAACAGGACTCTATTATAAAGAAGATTTAGAGAATTTAGACCATATTTTATCAGATTATAAAAGAGTATTAAAAGAGAATGAACAGCTACGAACAGAAGTGAACAGCTTAAAAGAAGATAACGAACGATATCAAGAATTAGAATTGCAAATATTGGAAAGTGAGGAATAACAATGAAATTATATGAAAGAATAGAAAACAATAATTTTGATGAAATAGATAGAAATAGAGCAATTGAATTAATTGAAGATGGAAATGGACATTTAGTTTATAATGAAAATTATTTTAAACTACAAAAAGAGAATGAAAAATTAAAAAATAAATTATTAGATACTTTGGAGGGGCAAAAGGTAATCAAAGAAGAGACACCACAATACATTAAAGAAAATTATATTCCAATTCAAAAAATAAAAGACAGGATAAGCGAAAGACAATTTGAATTGCAACAAGAATATAAAGATTTTGAAGATGATGCAATATTAATAGTTTTACAAGAACTAATAGAAGGGAGAAGCCATGAGTAATATTTATGATATGTCAGGCAAAAAGAAAGTAATATTCACAGAAGAACCAGAAGTAAATATCACATATAAAGAAATAATGAAAATAGTAATAGAGAATGCAACAGAAGAGGGGTGTCATCAGATATTTGGCTATGGAGGAATAAATAGGTGTCCATCAGATATATTCGGTTCAGAGAAAATAGATAAACAAAAAGAAGAAGATACGTGCAATTATGAAAGTATAGGATGTACTAAGTGTTGGACTAATGCAATTAAAAAAGTAAAGAAGGAGGACTAACTATGACAAATGAAGAAGCACAAAAAGTATTAGATGAATGGCAAGGAGTTAGACCAGAATGTTTGGAAGGAGAAGCAAAAAAATTATTTGAAGCAATAATGAAGATAGCTGATGAGCGAGACAAGATAGAGCAAGAATATGATAGAGATACACATATATTACAAAATCAATTAGACTTAGCAAATGCAAAAAAAAATTGAGAAAGACAAAATAATAGATTTAATGGCAGAACAATTAACAACACCGATTCACAGTAAAGAATGGGTAAAAGAATATTATAAGAGAAGAACAAAGGAAATATAAAACAAATAAAAGAGCATACTACACAAGAGGTGTAGTAAATGACAGACCAAGAAATAATAGAAAAGTGGGAACAGGGGCTAAGTAAAAACAAATTGGCAGAAATATACAGAAGAGAATACAATCAGCAAATAAAGATAATAAGAGCAACAATGAAACACAGACACGATGGAAAATATATAAGCAATTATGAAGCATTAGCTAAAGTAGAGAGTGTAATATATAGATATTTGAAAGAAGGAAAAATATGATATTAGGAAAAAAGGATAAGAATATTATAATAGAACTACAATCAGAAAATTCATTATTAAAAAATGAAAACGAAAGATTAAAAAATGAAACATATAAAAACATATATAAAAGTGAAATTATGAATTTACTTAAAGCTATCATATTAAAGACTAGTAATCATGAAATAAAGATTGAAGATAAAGAATTACTAGAAGCGGAACAATATGATTTATATGTTCAAGATGAATATATGAGTTTTGCTAAAAGATACCAAGCAATAGATAGAAATAAAAGAATTAAATTATAGACTTATTACAAAGTTGATGGAGGATACAAATGAATAAAGAAAAGTTAATCCAATATTGTGATTTGAAAAAAGAAATTGAAAATCTAAAGAAAAGAATAGATAAAATAGAAAAACAAAGTGAAATGGTAGCAGATGTAGTACAAAATGGATATAAAGGAAAAGCATATATTTATGGTTATGATTATAAACGAACTTATAAATTAGATTTACTAAAAAGTATTTTGCAAGAAAGATATGACAAATTATTAGATATGCAAATAAGCATAGAAAGTTACATAACTACCATTAAAAAAAGTGATATAAGACAAATATTTGAATATCGCTATATAGATGGAATGAATTGGTATCAAATTCAATGCCTAATGGAATATAAACACGAAGATACAGCTAGAAAAAGACATGATAAATTTATAGATGAAAATTTATAGTTTTTCCGATTTTTCCGTTTTTTATATGCTAAACTATTAGTAAGTCAAAATATGATAAATATAAAACAAAATAAATTTACTAGCATAAAAGTAGATATTAGACTTAGCTTTTGTATTAACAATGCTAGAAAAGTTAGTACAAATATAAAGCTGTATATACTCATAATTTCCCCTGATTTTCTGTTCGACAAAGGCCTTTCTAGTGGGTCTTTTGTTTTTATATTAATGAAAGGAATACAAAGAGTATAAAAGAAGTGAAACAAAACACTATAAAATAGGGAGATGATAACATGAAGAAACAAAAACATGCAGGTGGAAGACCACCTAAATATACTAAAGCTGAAATGATGAGATATAAAATAAACAAATATTTTGAAAGTTGTTTTGTTCCAGCTCGAGACAGAAATGGTAAAATATTGAGAGATGAGAAGCGGAAATATTATAAAAACGCAAGTAAGACCATATACAATATCAGGTTTAGCTGATGCATTAGATATGAGTAGGCAATCGTTGTTAAATTATAGTAAAAAAGAGGAGTTTTTTGACACGATAACACGTGCGAAGAGAAAGTGTGAAGTGTATGCAGAGGAACAACTTTTTGATAAAAGCGGTGTTAATGGTGCAAAATTTAGTTTAGCTAATAATTTTGAAGGTTGGAAAGAAAAACAAGAAATAGAACATTCTGGAAGTTTGAAGTTGGAAGATGTATTATGAAATATACTCCAACTTTTTTGATTGAAAAAAGAAGAGAAAAATGGCAATCTGCCAATCCAGATAAACGAATAGAAGAGGATAAAAGATTTAGAGAAGCAGTTGCTAATGAAATAATTGAAAACAAAGAATTTAGAGAAGAAATTATAAAATATCCAGAATATTTGGTGGAGTTAGAGTTTGTTATTGTAGATAAAGAACAAAACACAGTTCCATTTTTCTTAAATGAAGTGCAAAAGACATTTATAGCTACTTTAAATCAAGCCAAGGATGATTACAATAATAAAAGAATATTAGCCATAAAATTAAATGTCCTTAAAGGTAGACAACAAGGCTTTACTACAATAATTACAGCCTATCAATTAGCGTGTGCAATATTAAACAAAAACTTCTCTGGATATACTCTTTCAGATAAGGCAGATAATACTGAAGCAATTTTTCAAAATAAAGCTAAATTTCCATATGATCAATTACCAGATAAATTAAAACATACTGAAAAATATAACAACAGAAGACAGTTGCTTTTTGAAAAAACAAATAGCAATTGGAGCGTGGATACAGCAACTAAAGATGTTGGTAGGTCAAAAACAATTAATTTTTTTCATGGTTCAGAATGTGCATTCTGGAATGGCGGAATGCAGAGTATTCAAGCAGGTCTAGGTGAGGCATTAACAAAAAATTGTATACAAATATATGAAACAACCGCAAATGGTTTTAATGATTTTCAAAAACTATGGAACAGTGGGACTTGTATAAATTGTTTTTATCAATGGTGGCTTACTTATGAATATAGAATGAACTTTGAAACAGAAGAAATAAAAAAGATTTTTGTAGATAATATAGAGAATAAAAGCGAATGGATATATGAAAGATTAAAGTGGCTAAAAGATAAAGGTCTAGAGAATGAACAGTTATATTGGTATTTTAAAAAATATGAATCCTATATTGACAAAAGGTTAATAAAACAAGAATATCCTTGCACTCCTGAAGAGGCTTTTTTAACTTCTGGACAATGTTACTTTAATTCTGAAAAACTTGTAAAAAGACTTCAAGAAGTGACAGAACCTATAAAGATAGGATACTTTTTGTACGAATTATATAATGAAAAGATAATGTCTTACAAGTGGATTAATGATATTAATGGCTTTATAAAAATATATGAAGATGTACAACAAAGAGTGCCCTATGTACTAGGAGGAGATACCGCAGGAGATGGCTCTGATAATTTTACTGGTCAAGTTTTAGATAATATTACAGGAAAACAAGTTGCAGTTTTAAAGCAAAAATTAGATGAAATAGAATATACTAGGCAAATGTATTGTTTAGGAATGTATTATAATGAAGCATTAGAAGGAATTGAAACAAATTATAGTACATATCCTACAGTAAAGTTAGCTGAAATGAAATATCCTAATATTTATATAAGAGATAAAAATCCAGATGATTATAGAAATATTTTTGAAACAAAAATCGGTGTAAATACTAACAAAGCAACAAGACCACATATGTTAGCTATTCTTCAAACTGTTGTAAAAGAAATGATAGAAAATATTACTGACAGAGAAACATTAGAGGAAATGATTAATTTTATAGTTAATGCCAAACGGAAAAGCAGAAGCTCAAGAAGGTTGCCATGATGATTTAGTAATGGGATTAGCTATTGCTCATTATATAAGGCCTCAACAAAAATATACTTTATTAAATAATCAAAATATAAATGAGAATTATAAAATGTTTTCTGACGATAAAAATTCAAAAATATATGATGAAACTGGAGATAAGATAGAAATAATATAAAAGGAGCAAATAGAATGAATATTATTTATGTAATAATGCTAGTTTTTATGACTGGCTCTTTTTGCGTTTTAAGTTTTCTTGTTGGAGTTTTAAGTTCTTTAGGAAGAAAAATAAACTTAAATCCTATAGAAAATTATAAAGAACACAAAGAAATAAAAGAGCAAATAAGAATTAATGATTTAGAACAAAGACAAATAGCAACTATGATTGAGAATATTGATAATTATGATGGCACACCAACTGGGCAAAAAGATATACCCAATGAATAATAAGGAGGAACATTATGGATTTTGAGGAAATAAAAGAAACAGACGTATGGAATCTATACTTACAGGCACAGATGTATGCTAGACAAACCAATATTTATGAGTCTACTGATAAAAATTTTAGAATGTATAATGGAGACCAATGGGCTGGATTGAAACTAAAAGGAATTGAACCTGTACAATTAAATTTTATAAAACCTATTATCAATTATAAAGTTGGAGCTATAAGTCAAAATTTATGGGCAATACATTATAGTGCAGAGAATATTGATATTCCAGAGTTTGTTGAAACCGCAAGAAAGACTTGTGAACTTTTAAATAAAAAAGCTGCAAAAATATGGGAAGTTACATATATGGATTATATGGTAAGACAAATATGTAAGAATGCAGCAATTAATGGAGAATGCCCTATATATATTAACTTCAATGAAAGCAAAAATATGCCTGAAATAGAAGTTCTAAATAAAACTGATATTTACTTTGGAAATGAAAATCATTCAGACATACAAAAACAACCATACATATTATTAAAGAAGAGAATGCCTGTTTCTTTAGCTAAAGTTTTAGCAGAAGAAAATGGAGCATCTAAGCAGGAAATTCAATATATACTTGGAGATCAAGAAACGTTTGAAGAGGCAGGAGAATCTGCTAAAGAAGAAAAAGACAATATGGTAACAGTTGTATGGAAATTATGGAAAGAAAATAAAAATGTATATATGTCCATTGCAACAAGGTATTGTAACATAAAAGAAAATGAAAATACAGGACTATCCTTATATCCAGTTACACACATGATATGGGAAGAAAAACAAGGGAGCGCAAGAGGGGCTGGTGAAATTACAGTAGGATTAATTGCCAACCAAATAGAAGTTAATAAAACATTGATGAGAAGAGCACTAGTTGCTAAAAATACTGCATATCCACAGAAAGTTGTAAATATAGATAAAATTCAGAATCCATCTGCTTTGAATGAAGTTGGTGGAATTATAAAAGTAAGTGGGATGGGAGTGCAAAATGTACAAGATGCATTTACAAATATAAATCCTGCTCAAATGAGTTCAGATGTTGAAAGATTACAACAGGACTTAATCCAAACCTCAAGAGAACTTGCGAGTGCAAGTCAAGCGGCGAGCGGAGATGTTGATGCAGAAGAGGCTTCTGGTAGAGCTATATTAGCTGTTCAACAAGCTTCTCAACAGCCATTAGTTGAACAATTGGGAATGATTAAGAAAACTATTGAAGACATAGCAAGAATAGAGTTAGATATGCTAAAAACATATAGCGAAGACGGACTAGAAGTTGAAAACGAAGTTCAAGACCCAATGTCAGGACAAACTACTATACAGCTTGAAAAGATAGACGGAATAGTTTTGAAAGAATTACAAGCAACTGTAAAAGTAGATATTACACCAAAATCTGCTTATGACAAATATGCACAGGAAAGAAGTATTGAAAACTTATTTATAAAAGGAATGTTTAATCCTCAAATGTTAGGACAATTAAAATTTTATTTAGAATGTCTTGATGATGATTCTGTAATGCCAAAACAAAAACTGTTAGAGCGAGTTGATAAAGAATTAGAAAAGCAATCAAGAATAGCTGAAATTCAAGCTCAAGGTCAACAGTTAATTGCTCAACAGCAACAATTTTATAACATGGATCCAGATTCACAAGCTACTACAATGATGAAACAAAAATTAATTAATCAAATTAAAGAAGATTATGCTTCTAGACAAGGTAAAATTAAACAAACAGAAGAGGATTTAAATGAAGAAAACAATCAAGAAGAAAATGCTTAAGATAATGCTCCAAAACATGTTTATGAGCTTAATAAACTAATAATCATGGAATTAACAGTCTACCAGACTTAAAATGAGGTGAATTAAATGGAAGATGAAAAAGAAATGTTAGATACAACTAACGAAACTGAAAATGTAGAAACTGAAACTACAGAAGAAATACAGGAAGAGGTAAATACTGAAACCGCTGAACAAGAAATAACAGAAGATTCAGAAAAAGAAGTTAGAACTTTTACTCAAGAAGAAATCAATAAAATGATGGAAGATAGAGTAAGAAGAGAAAGAAATACTTCTAAAAGAAGTGAAGCTAATCTTAAAAGAGAATATGAGGAAAAGTTAGCTGATATAGAAAATATTATTAAGGCTGGATTTGGAACTGATAATCTTGATGATGGATTGGCAAGAATTACAGAACTATGCAAAGATAAAGGCATAAAAATACCTGAAAGAAAATCTACATATTCTCAAAATGATTTAGAAGTACTAGCAAACCATACTGCAGAGGAGATTATTGCAGATGGATATGAGGCTGTTGACTTAGAGTTAAAAAAACTTGCTAATAAAGGTGCTGATAAAATGACGGCTCGAGAAAAGCTGATTTTTGCTAGACTTAATACTAGCAAGAAAGCATTTGATAGCGAAAAAGAATTAGCAAGTATAGGTGTAAAGCCAGAGATACTAAGAAGCAAAGAATTTAAAAATTTTGCTGATAAGTTTACAGGAAGTAAATTCTCTATGAAAGAGGTATATGAAATGTATTCTCAAAATAACAAAGCTAAACAAAAAGCAAAACCAATAGGAAGTATGATAAATCCTAATCCAAAACAAGAAAAAACTTTTATTTCTGAGGCTGAATATGACAAAATGACAGATAAGGAAATAGAAGAAAATATGGATATAATTAGAAAATCTATGAAACATTGGTAATAAAAAGATAGGAGGAATAAATAATGGCAGGAAATTTTAAACCAACATTCTGGAGCAAATATTGCCAAACAGAATTAAAAAAAGATTTAGTTCTAGCTAACTGGTGTGATTACAAGTATGATGGTGAAGTTAAAGGCGGAGCTAGATTAAAAATAGTAGGAGCTTCAAGACCTACAATTCAAACATATAAACCAGGTAAGGACTTAGAAATTGAGAATCTAGGAGATAATGCACAATATCTAGATATTGACCAATTTAAAGCATTTGCATTTGAGGTTGATGATGTAGATAGAGCACAGTCTCAAGAAGGATATTTAGAAACAGAATTTGATGAAGCAAAAACAGCATTAGCTGAAGATGCTGATGCTTATGTAGGAACAATGGCTAAAGAGGCCTTAGCAAGTATGACATCAAATTCAATAGACATATCAGCTGAAGCATCACCTTTAACATCTATAGACAATGCTATGATAAAATTATATAAAAATAATGTGTCATCTAAAGCTGAATTGGCAGCAGACTTAAATGCTGAACATCTTACATCAATAAGAAGTAAACTAGCATCTTTATTCACAGACAACGTTGAATACATTAAACGTGGTGCAGTAGGAAAATATAATAATTGCTATTTAAGAATGTCTAACAACTTATACAATGATAAAACAGATGATTATGAAATGGTAAGAACTAAAAAAGCTATAGCATTTGCTAATGGTGTTGAAAAAGTTGAAAAATGCAGACCATCAAAAAGATTCTCTGACGTTATTAAAGGCTTACATGTATATGGTGCTAAATTAGTTAGACCTAAAGAACTATATGTAATTAAAGTTCACTAATTATAAAATAATTGTAAATAGAAAGGATTGATAAAATATGGCAGTAGTAGAAGGAAAATGCATAAAATGTAATTTTAATGAAGCAAAGGCATTAGATCTAGTTACACCATCAGCAGTAGCAGATGGTGTTAAATTTAGTGTCCCTAAAGATGCTAAATTAGAAGATATTGTTATTGTTGCACAAAACGCAGGAAGTTCAGCACAAACTGTAGTGGTAAAAGCTCCAACTGATGGTGGTTATGCTGCAACAGATAAAGATTTGACATTATCTATAGCAGCAGGAGGAATTGCTGTGGTAAGAGTTGAAAGTGCAAAATATTTTAATAAAGATAATACGGTAGTTGTTACTTCTAATGCAACAACTACAAAAATTGCATTAGCGTATTAAAAATTGAGGGGCCTTGAGTTCCTCTTTATTATATCGTGGTAAAAGAATGATATTGGTGCAATTCCAATAATCACGAAAGGAGAATAACTTATGAAAAAGTTAGATAAATTAGAAAAAGTAGTACCTGCTCCAGATACAACATTTTATGGAGCATATTATTATGATGGAAAAGAAATAGAATTATGTGATGATACTGAAACTTTAGAAGATGATGATGGACAAACAACTACATATATTAGAGTAAAAGATATTGTAAAGAATGGAATATTATACAAAGAAAAAGAATTAAAAGTAAAACAAAAAGATGGAAGATATATAATTGAAAATACAAAAAAAGAATTACCTTTGGAAATTGGAACTATGCTTATATATGTGATGTATGAAGGATTTGTACAAACAAGAAGTAAAATGATTACAATAGATAAAGCAATAAAACGATATGAATTATTAAAAAGTCCAAAGGGGGAATAATTAATGACATTAAAAGAATTTAAAGAAGCTGTATTTTCGTTTATAGAAGAACATGATGCGACTGCAAAAGAACTTACTAAAGATGTTGATATTGCTGATAAAATAAATGCTGTTATTAACACTAAAATGCATGAGATGATGAGATATAAAAAGATAACAGCAAAAGATACTATGGATGTTACTGAAAATCAAGAAATAGAAATGACTGATGTTGATAAGAATTGCTATCAAATAAGAAAAATTGTTGGCGTAGATTATGACCAGGAAGACAAATTTATTACATTTAATGAAGATGGTACAGCGATTATTTATTATAATAAATATCCAAAAACAATAACAAATGATACTAAAGATGATGCATATAAATTTGAGATTGATATTGAAGCGTTAGAAATAATGAAAATTGGAGTTGCAGCAGACTTATTAAAAACTGATGTTTCAAATAAATTCGGTCAAATATGGGATAACGAATATCAAAGATTATTACAAACATTAGATTCGAGAAAATCATCAGGGACAATAACTATTGGCAAGGGAGTTGATGTTTAATGAGTACAACTGGAACAGGTGAGGCTGCAGGAGGACTTTTACTTAGAAATTATAATAGTTTTAGAGGAGTAGATTATACCAATTATGAAGTTAGCTTATATCGTTCGCCAGATGCTAAAAATATGTGGAAGAATTATAAATCATTAGGAAAAGGAATTGAAACAAGACCAGATATAGAAGTTTTTTTAAAATTAAAAAATACTATATATGGTCTATTTTTTTATACAATCAGTCAGGTTGAACATATGATAATTCATTGTGGAGTATCTCTTTATGACTACAATATGAATACTAAAGAAATGAAAACTCTTAAAGAATCTGGAATGAATCCAAGAAGAAGTCAAAGCTTTATATATCAAAATTTATTTTATATAAAAGATGGAATAAATTATTTAGTGTATGATGGAAACGATATTTCAGAAGTTACAGGATATATACCAATAACAAGTATTTCAAGAAAGCCTATTGGAGGCGGAACTATATATGATGGGGTAAATATGCTTAGTAAATATCGTAAAAACAGTTTTTGTTCAGATGGAAAAAGTACATTATATGATTGTGACGTAGAAATGTTTACGAGTTCAATTGTTAGAGTTTGGGTTAATGATCAAGAAGTAACTGAAGGTTTTACTGTAAATGCAGGAGCAGGGACAGTTACTTTTGAAAAAGCTCCTGAAAAACCATTAACAGACGGTCAAGATAATGTGATAATTCAATTTGAAAAAGAAGTAACAGGATATAGAGAAAGAATTAATAAATGTACTTTGTTGGCAGTATTTGATGACAGGGTATTTTTTAGTGGAAATCAAGATTATCCTAATGTTTTATGGCATTGCAGTTTAAATGACCCAACTTATGTGGTAGATACTGATTATTATAATGAAGGTTTGGATTTAAGTCCTGTAAAGGCGTTAGTGCCAGGAAATAATGCTTTGTGGGTATTTAAAGAGCCAAGTCAAGCTAATACAACAGTATTTTACCATACACCATCACCAACGCATTTAAATGATGTTTTGGTTAATGTATATCCATGTCAACATTCGAGTATTACAACAGGTTGCGTAGCATCAGGAATAAACTTTAATGACGATATTGTATTCTTTTCTGATAGGGGAATGGAAGGAATAACTGGTGATATAACAACAGAACAAGTAATTGCTCATAGAAGCACTTTAGTAGATTCAAAAATGACAACAGAAAATAATTATAAAGATATGATATTACAAGAGTGGGAAGGATATTTGCTTGTAATTATTGAAAATAAAATCTATTTAGCTGATAGTAGATGTTTATATACAAATCAAAATCACAACGAATATGAGTGGTTTTATTGGGAATTAAGCAAAAAAATACAATCAGCAACTGTTAAAAACAATATTTTATATTTATGTAGTGTATCAGAGAATGACGAGTCTGCTATATATACTTTAACAAAAGAAAATGCTGAAATAGATGCATATTGGACTACTTGTTTAGATGGATGCGGATATCCTCAAATGCAAAAAACAACAAACAAGAGAGGTTGTGTAATAGATATGACTGGAGAAAAAGTTAAGTTAGAAGTTAAAACTGATAAGGAAGATTTTGAAGAAATAGATACATTTGTAAATACAAAAGATTATATAGTTCCTAGAATTAAAAAGAAAAAATGGAAAGATATTCAACTAAGGTTGTCATCAGATGTTCCATTTGCTTTGGAAAGAATTTATTTGGAATGTTACATAGGAAGCTATATTAAGAGATAGGAGGAATTATGGCAGGGTATGTAAAAAATGATAGTGGCGGATATTCAATTAATTATGATGACCAAAGATTTAAAGATGTTCAAAATGAAAAAACGCAACAAGAAGCTAGCATAAAAAGTAATTATGATAATATTATAAGTAATTCTGATAAATATTACCAAGACCAAATTAATGCTACTAAAGAATATGAAAAGAAACAAAGCGAATTGCAACAAGCTCAAACGGATTTTTCAATAGAACAAATAAATCAACAAAAAGAACAAACACAAAAAGATTATACTAGAGAGCAACAGGCTTCTTATGTTGATTATATGAAGCAGACAAAATCTAATGCTCAAAACATGGCCAATAGCGGCTTAAGCAATACTGGATATAGTGAAAGTTCAATAGTTAGTATGTATAATCAATATCAAAGTAGAGTTGGAACTGCAAGAGAAACTTTAAATCAGTCTATATTGAATTATAATAATTCTATTCAACAAGCAACATTGGCTAATAACGAAAAACTTGCTGAAATTGCTTATAATGCATTACAGACACAAAATCAATTAAATCAACAAGCTTTTGAATACAAGAATAATGTTATATTAGAAAGAGAAAAAGCTTTACAAGAAGTTAATAATATATATTATCAAAGATATTTAGATGTTGTAGACCAAATAAATAACGAGATACAACTACAAATGGAAATTGATAGAATAACTAGAGAGTATGAACAAACAATGGCAGAATTGAGATTAAGACAACAAGAAAATAATATAAAGATAGCTCAATTACAGCAACAACAAACTCAAATGCAAATTGAAAGACAACAATGGGAGAGAGAAATGGCACTAAAAGAGAAACAAGCTTATGCTGATATAGCATATACAAAGGCTAAAACAGCTGAATTAAGTAATCCTTATACTGATTCAAGCACCAATAATAAGAACAATTCATCATATAATAAACTATATAAAAATTTATCTGCTGCAAATTTAAAAAGTAATACTACAAAAAGAATTATGCAAAACCTAGTTTATGGTGAAGTTAAAAATGGACATATTTCAGAAAAAGAAGCAGAAAGTTTATTTAATCAATTTGGATTATAGTAAGGAGTGATATCATGTCTTGGTCAGAATTTAAAAAGAAGAAAGAGCAGGATGAGTATGAAAAAAGCATCTCCTCTTCTAGATCAAAAAGTATAGATAAAACAGCCGAAACTGAAACTATTAGTTCTTGGCAAAAGTTTAAGGAAGAAAAAGAAAATAAAGACAAACAATCAAGTTATAAAAATTCGGAAAATAAAAAGGAAGATAAAAAAACTATATTAGATGATATAGGGTATACAGCTAAATCTTTGGGAACAGGAATTATAGGAGGATTAACAGGCTTAGCAAAAGCAGGAACTACTGAGATACAAAATGAACTACAAAAAGGTGCAGATGAGAAGAAAAGCGTTCTAGATAATATAAAAGATATAATAGGAGTTACTCAAAAAATATCTAACCCATTAAGTACTCTTCCAAAGACTGCCATAGATAATTTTATATCTGCCATAAATACTTTTGCAGATAATGATAGTACTCCCTTTGAAAAAATAATAAACCATGTAAATAATAGTGTTACATCAGCATTAGATACAGCATTACCTTTCAAAGGGGCTATTGATGAAACAATTCAAATGATAGGCAGTTTAAATCCTAATGCTAAAGATAAAATAAAGAATATAGATGAAAAAATATCTACACCCTATAACAATTTACAAAAATCTCTTTCAGAAGAGTCTCGAAAATATAATTCTATTACACAAATGGCTGGAAATGTTGCAAATGTAGCGGGAAATATGGTTCCATCAATAGCAGCAACAGCAATTACTAAAAATCCGAGTATTGGGTTAGTTACAATGGGAATTAGTGCAAAAGGACAAGCAACTCAAGAGGCACTAGATAAGGGTGCAGACTTAGATAAGGCAGTAAAAATAGGAAATACTAAAGGTATGATAGAAATTGGAACCGAGATGCTTTCTGGTGGTGTTAATATATTTGGGAAAGGTGCATTAGATGATATTGTTGAAAAAGGACTAATAAGTAAAGTAAAAAATAAAGTTGGGAAAGTCCTAGCCAAAGAAGGATATGATTTTGCAGGTGAGGTTGGCGAAGAAGTAATATCTGATGTATTAGGAACTTTAATAGATAAGGGAACAGTTGATTCTAATGCAAAATATACTATTTCAGATTTTGGCGATACTGCTATAACAACAATATTAAGCACAGCAGTTTTAAAGGCCATAGGTATACCTTTAAACAAATTAAATAATCAAAATCTTAAAACTGAAAATGAACAAAAAGTGTATGATAATGAATTAGGAACAAGAATTAGCGAAAAAACTAAAGAAAGTACAATAGATAATGCATATAACAAACAACTTGATATAAAAAAGAATTTAGGTATAGAAATTACAGATGATGTAAAAAAAGAAACTATGCAAAAAGTTAAAAATGCATATGAAAATGGAACATTAAATGTAACAGAGCTAAGCAAACAAGAAAAAGATAAAATTCAAAAGCAATTAGATATTGATTTTGAAGATGGAAATATATCAACAGATAAAATTAAACAAATATTAGGCGAAAATATAGATTTATCAAATGATAAATACTTAATGAAAAGTATGTACGAAAACGAACAAAAATTCAACACATATGAAGTGACTAAAACAAATAACGAAAAGGTTGATATATTGCTGCAAAGTGCGGCTGATGCTGGAATGAATAATACAACTAAGACTAGAAGGAAAATAGAATTAATTTCTAAATTAGTTGCTGATACTAATAAACAGTATAAGTTTGTATCCCCTGAACAATTAAAACAATTAGGTTATAATGAAAATGCTAATGGATTAATAGACAAATCAACAGGGAATATTTTAATTAATGTTCATAGTGATAACGGAATACAATCTATAATTGGACATGAAACAACTCATATATTTGATGGAAAAAATGAAAACGGAGAATATTCTAAAGAATATCAAACTTTACAAGACATGGCTATAGAATATGCGAAAACTAAAGGAATATATGATAGCAAAATAAAAAATATTACTGACTCATATGGAGATTTATTGGCTGATGAATCTCAAATTAAAGAAGAGCTAACAGCAGATTTGGTTGGAGATTTTTTATTTAATGATGAACACTTTATAGAAAACCTTGCTGTAAAAAATAAAAATATTTTTCAAAAAATTTATGATTATGTTAAACATGCATACAAAATGATTACTTCTAAAACTGATGAAGCTAAGGCATTAGAAAATTTAAAATATCAATTTGATAAAGTTTATAATAGTGTTTTTGAAACAAATGATACAGAAACACAATATTCTATTGCTGGAAAACAAGGAATGTTAAATGCAATTAAATCAGATACTCAAAATTTAGAACTTGAAAGAAATTACAATAAAGCTCAACAAATGCAAGAAAATGGGATTGATAATGAAACTATTAGACAAAATACAGGATGGTTTCAAGATAGAAATGGAGATTGGAAATTTGAGTTTACTGATAGATATATGTCATTAAAAAATATTAATTTTAAAGAAAATAAAACATATAAGCTAGGAGATATATTGGAACATGATATATTATTTACAGCATATCCAGAGTTAGCGGATTATAATGTTAAATTTGAAAAAATGGATACAAGTGGAGCTTTTAGAAAAACAGAAAATTTGATAAGAATAAATACTAATAAATTAAATGCTAAAAACTCAAAAGTAGCTATAGAAGGGACTATGATACATGAAATTCAACATGCTATTCAATCGATAGAAGGATTTGAAGAAGGAAAAGGAAGTCGTTTTAAATTAGCATACTATGAAAGTTTAGGAGAAATAGAAGCAGACAATACTAAAAAAAGGTACATATTAGAAAAAAATGGAAAACTAGACAGGAATAGTGTTAAACCAGAATCTTCCAAAAACAATCCTCAACATTCTAATTTAAACAATTATTTAAAAAATAGGAAACTACTTGATAAAATAAAAGATAGTGTGTATAATTACTATAATAATAAATATAAAAAAAGTGGAGATAGTTATGAAATTTATCAAAAGGATTTGGAACAAAATAATCATGAAAATAGCAGTTTGGGTTTTGAGAGAACCAATAGAAATAGACGATCCGATGGAACCTTGGGAAATAGGGGAAATGAAAATAGGAAAAATGGAAGAAAAAATGGAGAGAAAATACAAGAAGCTAACCCGCAATTACAAATCCAAAGTGAAAAAATTAGAAAAGCAACATATAAAAATAAAGAAAAAAATAATATCAAAGTATGGAACGATGGAATATTAGAAGAATCTGAAAGTAATTCAGGTTCTTTTTATAATGATAAAAATAAAAAATATTCATTAAAAAATAATACAACTATAACTGGTGACGATATTGCAGTTAAAGATATGCTAAAACAAAGCAAAACAACTTTAGATGGTGAAGTAGGAAATACAAAACAATATAATCAAAGTAGTACAATTACTGTTGAGGATATGCTAAATCAAACACCAGAAGAAAAGCAACAAAGAATGAAAGATAAAGCTGAGAAATATTTAAGCAGAAGTAAGACTAAATTTATAAATAAAATAGTAAATGACTTTGGAACAAGTAAAATTGCTAATACTAAAACTTTAAATTCAGTTGTTAATTCAATAAGAGAAGACATTCAACGTAATGGAACTTTAACAAATGAAAAAAGAACATCATATTTTAATAATTTGTATGATAACTTAATAAAAATAGATACTCAGTATTATGATACATATAAAGAGGTAAAAGAAAACATATTAAACACTAAATTATATGTATCAGATGCTATAAGAAATAACATAACTGACTATAATGATTTTAGAAAAAATCATATAGGATCTATAATAATGACAAATGATAAAAGCAATATATCGGTAGACTCATATTATCAAGAATTATCAGATTCTTATCCAGAATTATTTCCAACAGACATTATAAATCCTGCAGACCAATTACAAAGAATTGCTGATGTTTCAAAAGATATAGCAAAGGTTGAAACTAATGTAGCTGCATATAATGATAAATATTTAGGTAAAGATTATCGAACATGGGCTAAAATGGAATTTGATAAAGATATTGATACTTTTACAAATAATATTAAATTAGCAGAAAGATATAACAACGAAAGCAATGAAAAACAAAAACTAAATATTGATAAAGAAAGCATTAAAAATGTATATAAGCAATTACCTGATGCTAGAAGAAATTACGAAAAAGTAAGTTCTAAAGAACTTTTAACAAAAGAAGATAGAGTTCAAGTAGATAGATTATTAAATAATGAAATATCTATACAAGAAATTCCAAAAGGATTAAATACAGAAGGAATTATAAAAGTTGCTGAGTCTAAGATGGAATACGATTCTCTTCAAAAAGCAATAAAAGAATATCAGACTGAAATAAAAAAGGCGAGAATAGAAGAGGCGAGAAATGATATTGGAAACTTGGATTTATGGAAAGATAAAAACATAGGTTTTAAATATAGTAGAGAAACGCCTATTAGAAATATATATGATGTAGCACCTAAAGATATTGCGGATAATATAGTAAATAAATATTTTCGTTCTTATATTGAAGTTAATGAGAAGAAAGTTGTTGACAGTATAAATGAAT